TCTCCTCCCACTAATACGCTTAGTTTTGAACCATATAATGTTCAAGCTGGTTCAAGCAGCGCACTTGCTATGTATTACCCCGGCAGCACAACTTTTCAGTTGTGGTATACCGCAGATGGAAACACATGGAGCAATGTGACTTCAAACATCACATCGTCATTCTCCAGTGTTACGACAATCTACAAGATTATCTGGACTGGAACTTATTTCTACGCATTTTGCAATCTTGGCATTGTCTTGCGTAGCACGACAGGCGCAAGTGGATCATGGTCGCAGACAACCAATACACTTGGTCTAGGGATTATCAGTTCAACAAACCCATATACCGGCATTTCGGGGGCAGCCAGAACATATACAACAGATGGAACATACCATATCATTGCAGGTGACACTGGTTCATTCTGGTATTCGGGTGACCTTGTAAATTGGGGATATTTATCTGGTCGTAATGGGTATTACGGTGCGGTATCTGGATCAAACTTTGTTGGTCGTACTTCAACTGGGAGTACCACTAATACCTACACAAGTACAGGAACTGGGTACACAACTGCAACACAGTTTCCTGTTCCTAATCTTGTGGCTGCATCATCAAGTGCATTTGGAACATTTGCGCCTGCGCCTATCGCATATATCAAGACATAAGGTGATCCATGTCTGACACTTATCGCATCTACCAATACGACTATGCCGGGTACTATCACGGCGTCTACCAAGATATTCCTGTCAGTCAGGGGTATCCTGCTGGGCCTTGGACAGATGTGCCTGTGCCTGACATTCCTGCTGGTCAATTCGCTGTATTTGATGGTCAGAATTGGTTTCTGACATCGCAGCCTGAACCGCCTAAACCAGAACCAGATGCTCCTGTTGATGTCATTACTGGCCCTGAAGCATCCGGCCCTACACCAGTGGTGGTCTAATGTTGCAAAGAAAGTTTGTCACCTTTGGCAAATTAAACGGCACTATCTACGATGCTGAAGCCGCTGGTGACTTGTTGCCAATGCACGACCATGATGAGTCAACGGTACACATTACCATCGTAGCGCGTGGCTCTTTCAAAATTCACGGAGACGATTGGGAAATGACTGCTAAAGCTGGCGACGTAATTGATTGGAAAGTTGGGCAGGCACATGAGCTGATTGCTCTCGAACCAAACTCAAGGTTTATGAACATTCAAAAGGGCGGCAACTAAAATGGCAACGGCAATGGCAAACATTAACGAGACAGAAGCGCGATTAAATTCACACGAAGCGGTTTGCCAGCTTCGATATGAAAGCATTAACGCTCGCCTTAAACGGATTGAACAAATCCTCATGGGCACGGCAGGCTTTATCATCATCACGCTTTTGGCCATTGCGCTAAAATTGCCAAAGTAGGATTAAAGGAATGGATCCCTTCACCGTACTAGCTACGGCTAAAGCTGCGGTCGAAGGCATCAAACAAGCCATCGCCATTGGCAAAGACGTGCATGCCTTGGTGAAGGATATGTCGACACTAATGTCGGCAGAAGCTGATCTTGCAAAGATGGCTGCCGACCCGCCTAAAGGGTGGGGTGTTCAAGGCAGCGCAGAAGAAATTGCGTTACAGGCTGTAACGGCTCGGAAACAAGTTCAAGCTCTGAAACAACAGGTCCAAAACGAGCTTGTGGCGCAATATGGTTTGACCATCATCGATGAACTTAATCGAGAAATTATTGATGTAAGAAAAAAACAAAAAGCCGCAGCAATCAAAGCTGCAAAAGAGCGAGAGGAATTTGTTCGCACCATGATGTGGGTGGTGCCCGCAATAGGAATTCCTATTATTATTTTGATTGTGATCATTATCGTTATCGTGAAAGCTTCATAGGAGATCCTGTTATGAAAATGTCTAACGCCGGCATTGACGCAATGCTGAAGAAATTTGAGGGCTGCAAGCTTAAAGCATATCGCTGCCCCGCCGGGATCCTTACGATTGGCTATGGCCACACGTCCGCAGCCGGCGCTCCAGAAGTCACAGAAGGCATGACAATCACGCAGGATCAGGCGCTTGAGATCTTGCATCGAGATCTTGGCAAATACGAAAAAGGCGTCAAAGATCTGGTCAAGGTCGAGCTGACGCAGAACCAGTTCGATGTGCTTGTCGATTTTGCTTACAACGCAGGCGTCGGCGCTCTTGCTAAGTCTGGCTTGTTGCGCGCGGTGAACGCTGGAAACTTTGACGCTGTGCCTGACGAGCTGATGAAGTGGACCAAGGGTGGCGGTAAAGTTTTGCCCGGTCTGGTGAAGCGCCGGCAGGCCGAGAGCGCATGGTGGCGGGCACATGAACATCACCCCGATGACCATGACGACCACCGCATGGAGCCTGACACTGTGCCGGTCAAGAAGATGGCTGAAAGCAAACAGGGCAATAGCGCGGTTGCGATCGGCGCGCTTGGCTCTGTCGGTGCCGCCAAAGAAGTGGTCGAGCAAGTGCAGGAAGCAAACGATCTGTTTGGCACTGTCATGGGCCTATTTGGCAACACGCAGTTCCTGATGATGGTTGTGATTGTCGGCCTTGGCTGCGCGATCTGGTACTGGCGTAAAAAGCACATGGAGACGCATGGTGTTTAGTTTGCTCTTCACTCCCCTTGGCCGCTATCTTTTGATCGGCGGTCTTGTTGTCCTCGTCCTTGGCGGGGTTTATTTTAAGATCCGCGCTGATGCGGTGGCAGAGATTGAGGCTGCCGCGCAGGCGGATGCACTGCGGAGAACAAGCGATGCGATTAGGGCTGGCGATCTTGTGCCTGTCTCTCCTGACCGGCTGCGCGAAGCTGACGGCCACAACCGCGACTAACACCTCGGTGTGCGCGGTTTGGAAAGACGTGTCATGGTCTAAGAAAGACACTGATCAGACGATCGTCGAGATCAAGGTCAACAATGCAAGGCGCGAGGCTTGGTGCCACGACGCAAAACAATAAAGGAGCCGGGGTCATTCCCCGGCTTTTTTTGCTACGGCCCTGTAGTCACTAGGATGAACACGATCGCGAGTAGGATGATCGACCAGATCAACGAAGCCATCGCGATAAATTCGAGCCACATGTCTCGCCGCTTCTGCCGCTGTGCGATCATAAGGCAAGATCCACACAACCCGCTTTGCATGAACCGACGCCCGCAAAAGCCACAAGTTTCGAAAGAGTTCAGGATTTCTAGGGTCGTTTGAACCAAGAGAGATGATTGCTTTCTCGACATCGATTTGTTTCACCAATGCTAATTGGCGCTCGCTTGTGCGACCGACCTTTGCTTCGACCTTGCATGGCATGTTTTGCCCAATGCCAACAGCAATGCTGTCTCCGATGATCACACATTCAATCATGTTTGTCCTCGATGATCTTTTTAAGTTTCGCTTTCATATGCCGATTGATCATATAGCCAATGCTCGGCAATGTTGTGATCTTGATCTTGTATGGATCAAGCTTGCGGCGAAGATGATGCACAGCAACTTTCGCCCTAATATAACTTGACATGCAATCTGTCTTACGGGTCTCGTTTGAAAATTCTGTTGCGACGCGATCAATGTAATCATTGGTCGCTATATCGACGCGATAGATAGCATGCAAAATTGCGTATTGCTGCGGCGTCAGCGGAAGTTTGCCATAAAACGGATTATGTTTTGGCAATAGAATTTCCTTGAGCTGTCGAACTTCTTCTTCAAGGTAACTTATACGATTGCGTAACGATTGCTCCGTATTAGTCATGTTAGCCCCTGTGCAGAAACCCCGGCGATCGAAACCGCCGGGGGGCGTGATCAGTTGTTGGTCATAAATTTGTTTGACCGTTCAAATGCCTCGATGTCTTCCAATCGATAGCGCACTTGAGAATTGCGGGTATCTCCCAGCTTGATGTAAGCCGGCCCAGTGTTTGACACTCTCCATTTGCGGAGAGTGTCGTTTGAAATCTTCCACCGGTCGCAGAGATCTTTAGGCGTTAGAAGCTGGGACATGTTCAGTGCTTTCTACAATTTCACCCGTGGTCATATCGACAACTTCGACAGGCTCTGGATCTTTTGCGGCGATTGATTTTTTAAGGCGGCTCATTGGCTCGATCTGTTCGTCTGCTGCCGGCGTTACATTGACCGGCGCGCGGCGATCAAACGCAAAGCCTGACGCCTCGTTGTCAGCATCGAACACATGGTCGACATCGGCGCTCGATGGCAGGCGCTTGGCAATGCGACGGATGACGGTCTTGCGCGCCATCTCATCCCACCATTGTACCCATGGCCCAGCATTGGCAGCGCGGCTCGCCTGCCGGACCTTTTCGATTTCAGCTACTGACATGACCTCCCGATAAACAGCGCCGTCCTTGGTCCGCGCAATGGCGTACACGGCCAATGGCTTTCCGCGATCTCCGCCGAGGAACGGCTTGTGCGTGATCTTTTCATCATCGCCAAGTTCGTATTCGAAGAAATCATTTGCATAGGCAACCTGTGCGCTGATGCTTGCAAGCTCGCCGCTGTTGCGGATCTTCTTCAAGATGCCGCCAATCATAGGCATGTACTGAACCTTGGGGCCTTCCTTGGTGCGGAAGATCACAGGCGCTGCCTCTCGGCCATCGAGCATCAAGCCGTCCTGTGCTGCCTTCATGCATGCGCCAAGCAAGCTGCGGCGATCGGCCTGCAAAAGTTCTGGGTTCATTTGCACTGCGGTCATGGTGGTGCGGATGAATTTTTCCACCGGGATCTGAGCCGGAAGCGCAGCGTGGAATTCAGGCTGCATCTTGGTCAGCGTGTTACGCATGGCGTCGATAGGTGTAATTTCATTAGCCATTGGACTTTTCCTTCTTTTCGTTAAAGCGGAAACCACGATACCCAGAACGCGCGCCGACATAGGTGCCAACCATATCTTGCGTCACCAATTTGCCTTGGCTGCCTTTGATCATGTTGCACGACAGCGTTCCGAATGATGTAAGCACTTTGCTTGCTGTGCCGATCTTATTAAGGATCTGAGCTTTGTATTGTTCTTTGATCTTCTCGATGTCTGAACCTTCCTTGCGGACAAATTCGTATTGCTTGATCAGATCTTCAAGTTCTTTGTCAGCATGTGCGACAAGATCTTCATCTGCGGTGCCGCGCAACTGTTTGATAATGAATTCTGCGTCCTGCGTATAGTCAGCAGCGGGAGCATTGTTTGCAGCAATGCGCGCCCAGAATTCATCGATGCGACGGCGAATGTCTTTGCCAATGTCTTTGTCGCGATTGCGATAGACAACTTTCTGTTCGTTGCCACCGACAAGCGCGACGATTGCACACCAATCATATCCGCTGATTTCCATCTGATGCTGAACTTGCAGCTCGATGTGTTCGGGCGCTTCAATGTTGCCTTCGCCGTCATCGATCCATGTTTTTGCATATTGCAAACGGTCGACGTTTTTAATTTCAAGAATGCCGGGGCCGTCGCTGCTGCTTTTGATTTCGAAATCGAAAGAGCTGCCCATGCGCGCATCGATGTCGCGCATGTACACGTTAAGCTTGCCAATGTCCCAACCTTGATCCTCGGCTGCGCCTTCTGCGATTGCAGCCTCAAGGCGGGTGCCCCAGCGCATGCGTTCATTTGGCTCGATCGAAACAATCGTGCCTTCACGCTTGTGATGGAACAGCTCGAATTCTGACATATAAGGCGAAAGACCATAGAGCGCAGCCACCTCGGTCGAGGTAACATCTTTAGCGCGCTCGGTCAGCCATTGCTCACGGCTTTCGATAGGGATGATCTGCGGTGTCGTCATTGTGAAAGCTCCTCATGGATGATGTCTTCAATTTCGCGGCGGTCGTCTTCTTTAAGCTTGCGTTCAAGCCAAGCAGCGGGTCGACCACGGCGATCGAGGATTTGCCAATCAGCATCCGTCCAACCGTAATATTCATAGTCGCTGTCTGCGCGGCTCGAATATGTGCCGGGCGTATGTTCATAGCTGCTGACACCTATCAAGCACGGAATGCCGGCAACGCGGTGTTCGATCTCAATGATGTAAGTCATGCGCGCACCTTCAAAGCTTCTTCGTCGTCGTCATTGGAAAACACGGTGATCGTGATGTCGCCCTGATCTGTGGTTGAGATTGTAATGTCCCGAACAAAATAGGATGAGCTGCCGCGCTGAACTTCGCGCAATTCGCTCATTTCAATTTTGGTGACGCGGTGCAAGCTGATGTCCATGTTGGTTATCCTTGTGTTTTTATGTGGAAGAATGTAGCCGGGCCGAAGCCCGGCGACAAGTGATCAGAAGCTGGGATCGCGATATTTTTCGCGTCGACCAAGGACAAGCCCGCTGCCCTTGCATTTGATCCAGCGGCCCGTGGTGCGGTTCAGGTACACTTGCACCCATGATCCGTTTTTCTCGCGTTTGAAATGATAGGTCGGGCCGGTTTCGCTGCGCTCGAATTCGTAATCTTGCATTTCAAAATTGATGCACTTTGCTTTGTCGCCGCGCAGCTCGACGACTTGGCTTTTTGCGTACCAATGCACGACGGTGGCGGGGTCGCGATCAGACCAATGCAGGATCGTAGCTGCGTCGCCGGCGACCGGATCTGCGCCGGTCATGGTCGACATCACATGGTTGATCAGGGATCCGGTTTCTGTGCCAAGCTTCATCATGGTTTCTCTCCTTACTTCACAGCTTCAATAGAAAACCAATCAGCGATCTGAACCGGGCACTGCCCGTTGCGCTGCTGGCGGAAACGGGTGGTGCTGGCAAGGTGAAGGTAAATCTTGCCATCGGCCTCAAAGCCAACATTGACGACGCGCCATGTGTCGCCATCGATGACCAGTTCTTTTCCAATCAGGTGCTTCGATTTCATTGGTGTGCCCCGTTTCGATTTCCGATTTGTTGATCTTAGGGCAACACGGTTCCCGTGTCAAATCGTGCCAAGTTGTGCCGTGAAGGGGCCTGTGGAAATCGATGCACCGTATCAATTCACCAATTAATCGTGACGCCTATTTCTGCTTTCCTGCCTGTTGATATTGTGGCAACATGAGACATGGAAAATTCAGCAATCACCCCCGTCGAACTCACCATCGATCTTTTCGGTGGTGTTCGAAAACTGGCCCGCGCCATCAACCGAGACCCGGCAGCCGTGTCCCGCTGGCGCAAAAGCGGTGTCGTCCCGACCAGCGTTCAGAGGAAAGTCCTCGAATGTGCATGGGCGAGGGGCATCGAGATCTCAGCGCATGACATGATCTTTGGGAGAGACCGTTGATCGATCTTAAATTGCATTGGCCGCACTCGGCGCTTTCGCCGAATGCCCGGCTGCACTGGCGTCGAAAAGCTTTTGCGGTAAAAAACGCCCGCAAGATTGCTTGGGCGACGACCTTGGAACAAAAGCCCGCGCCCGCGCCGGATGGCCCGCTAAATCTTGAATTGATCTTTTGCCCGCCTGATGCGCGGCGATACGATCGAGACAACCTCGTCGCCCGCATGAAGCCCGCCCTCGACGGGATTAGCGACGCGCTCAAGATCGACGACGTGCGGTTCAGCACCCTGACCGTCAAGTTCGGCGAGATCCTGCGACCGTTTGGCGCAGTCCATATCCGTATAACAGGAGAGAGCAATGGCTAAAAAAATCTATGACATCGCGGTCAAGACCAGCGAATACACCGACAATACGGGTGCCAAGAAAGGCCGGTGGCAGAACGTCGGGGCGGTCATGCTTTCCGATGATGGCAGCAAATTTCTGATGCTGTCGAAATGGTTCAACCCGGCGGGCGTCCCTGATTTCTCAGGCCGCAATAGCGAAAGCTTGCTGTTGTCATTGTTTGAGCCAAAGGCGCAGGACGCGCCTCCTGCCGCAGCCCCGCAGGCGGTGCGTCAGAACGCCGCATCCACAGCCGCAAAAATCGATGATGACCTTCCATTTTAGAGATGATATGTGATCATTGGTGATTTGGGAGAAACACAATGATCACTGATGAAATCTGGAAAGACGTACCTAGCAGGCCCGGCATCAAGGTAAGCAACAAAGGCCGGGTTCTATTGTCACCAAAAACGGTGCCGATGCCAAAAGGTGGGGTCAGGGTTTACACCCCTGAGCCTCGCCGTGGTTCGGTGGCACGGGCATCTAAGACTGCCCGCCACCAATATCTCAAGGTGCAATGCTCCGAGCATGGCAATATGAAAGTTCATCGGCTGGTCTGTGAGGCGTTTCATGGGCCGCCCCCTGAAGGGAAATCGTACGTCCTCCATCTTGACGAGGACGCTCACAACAACAGGCCTGAAAATCTTAGATGGGGCTCTCAGAAAGAGAACTTGAATGCGCCGGGCTTCATTGAATATTGCAAGGGGCGCACAGGTGAAAACAGCCCCACGAAGAAGCACCTAGCGAAAATCAGCAGGCTGTGATGAGGAGGGCGGGGGCTTACTGCCCCCGCTTCACATCGTTGTAGGTTCGGTTGAAGTCCGACATAATGCGGAGCTGCTCTGCCTTATACTCCTTCGGATCCATTTCATTGGCTTCCTTGCGGAGTTCCTTCAGCTCTTTTTCCGCGTCCTTGTATGCGTCCATCACGGTGAAATCCACAGCGTGCGGGGTCTTGTTTTCCAAGAACTCCAGCTCTGAACTGTCGCCCTCCTCAGCAAGCTTGTCAGCCGCGAGGGCCCTCTTCATTTCCGGCTGCCGCTCCTAGAAGCTGCTCATCGGAGAATACTCTACCATCTTGGGCTCGAAGTAGAACGGT